ATTGGGTTCAATAACATCAACAATAGACCTTGAGAACTATTTATCTACTACAATTTGATTAAGTAGTTGTACCTGAAATGAGCTTCCTAAGTAATCAAAATTTTTATTAGATGACATAAGTTTAAGTTATTGTATGAATAAATATTACACTCTGGTATTAAGTCCAAGATAATCAAAAGAAAGGTCTTTTGCTGAAAATATTGAAGTTAATTCTTGAAGAATTCCTTTAATTGTTTGTCTGATATCAACTGTGTATCTGACCTTTGGGGGGTAGATTTTCGCGTCAAATCTTCTGTGACAAAGTAACTTATCACCCTGTCTTAAATATATGTTAAAGTACTCAGGGCCATCAACATAGGAAGTATTCAATATATTCGGATTGTTGGTTATATCGAATTGATTTTCCAAAAGATAACTTACAGCCTTCATCTTCAACTGATGATTCAATTTATCAATCAAGTCATTCATATATTCATGAAAGTCGATTGAATTTCTGGCATCAACATTGAAATCCCTTACGTTGAAAAATCTTTGGACGATAATATTATCATTTACCATCATCAAAAATTCAAGCTTTGTTACATCATTAATTTCTCTCATTTTTTTAGTTTTTTGTGTTAAAATTTTTTTTCTCTTTTCGTGTTAGTTTCAAAAATGGTTTTACAAAATTTACCCAAGCATCATCACCCTTCGGAAGAAACTTAAAGAATCCATCTTCCATCAACATTCTTATCAGATTTCGATGTCCCCTTCCATCAGGATCCAAGGTTTCTTTATAATAAAGTTCAACCATCTGTTTTCCTTCATCATCAATTAATGGGTCTGACAAATCTACAATCTTTTTATTGATTTCAAAAAATTCATTACCATAAATTCCTGTTTTGGTTTTTCCTGTAAGAAGATTCTTGATTGCCGTGTTATCTTTATCTTCCTTCAAAAGAGTTTCTGCTTTGGTAATAATATCGGTAATTGTTACGTATTGTTCAAGTAGTTCAGGAAATAATTTGAACAATGTTTTATCCCCCAAATAATATATTCCATCAATATTATCTGACTTATCTCCTGATAATATTTTAAAAGTTTTTACATTGTAATGTGGAATTTCTATTTCGTGTAATTTAATCTTATCTCCTTTCTTATAATACTTTTTTGTGTTAGGTGAGTATATAGTCACATCATCGGAAATAAGTTGCGTAAGATCTCTATCCCCACTAAATATGGTTTTATCTTCTCCTTTTGAAATTTTACAATAGTACGCAATTAAATCGTCTGCTTCAGAATTATCAAATTCAACTTGTCTAACAAACATTTCTTCTAAGTATTGTTTAACTCGTTGTTGTTGATTATAAAAAGACTCTTCTTTTAGTTGATTGTCTGATGGTTTTCGGTTGAGTTTGTATTTTGGGTAGATAATTCTCCTCTGTGATGAGCTAGTTTCACCATCCCAAAATACCACAACCTTGTTAAAGTTAGATTCTTCTATAAACCTACGTAATGTGTTTAGAAAGTGCCAAAGACCTCCAATGTGCTCACCTTTGTTAAAGTAATCTTTAACACCGTGAAATCCAATTTTTAATAGGTTGTTTCCGTCAACCAATAACGTCTTTGTCATTTCTGTATTATTACAGGGTTCTTACTCTACTTCTTCTTTTTCTGCTTTCAAATCAAAGTCGCCATCAACTCCAATTATTTCTTTCCAATACTCCGCATATTCTTTTTTGTATTGTTCAATTGACGCCTTCTCTTCTGACGCCTCTTTTCCTGGTAAAAATCCGTGTGGCGTTACAATGATTTTACCGTCTTCAAATCCAAGCCCATTAATGTGGTTTTTCATAACCGATACCTTTGTTCTTGATGCAAACTTAACTGTTCGTTTGTCTTTTGTTGCTGTGATTTTAGTTGTTCCCGCACCTTTTTGATTTCCAAACAAGAAAACTAAAGATGAGTTTAACCAAATTGCTTCACCTCCCTTAGCTTTAATTTTAGGTTGTCCGAATGGATTGTCAGGTAACTCTACCCAAGGTTGGTTTACAATTATAAGGGTATTTTCATACTTAGAATCTGCTTTACGTGAACCTGAAATTCTTTGATTAATGCCCATACCAATTTTGTCAGCCAAAACACTTGCGTTGTGTTGTTTACCTCCTTTACCTTCATAAGTCATTTTACAAGGTACAGAACCAACCGAATCCCACATAATACATAGTGAATAGTCTAAATCACCTTTTTCTTGAGCATCTAACAAATCGTTAATGTAATCAGTGATTTGTTCAATGTAATCAAAGTTATTATTAAAGATGTAAAAACCATCCCATTCTAACTCACCTGTTTCAGTATCAACAACTTCCTCACATTCAAACCCCATAAGTTTAGCATGTTCAAAAGACCACTTCTGTTCTGTAATGATAAAAACAGGAAGTATTCCTTTCTTTTGAGCATCAACCGCTGTTTTAACTAAGGCGGTTGTTTTACCTGTATCTGAATGTCCTAAAAACATATTGATGTGCCCCATAGCAGGACCTGGTAGTCCAACAGCATCTAAAAACGGTGCACCAAGATCAAAAAATCTTTGTGGTTTATATTTTGCAGACGTAGAAAACTTTTTCTTTAATGAACTAAAATCATTCTTCTTTATTGCCATCTTGTTGTTCGTTTAATATTTTTAACATGTCTTCAGTTACTTCAAACTTTTCATCTCTTTTAGTGTTGTATTTATACACCGTTTCCAACATTTCTAATTTATCTTTAGCGTTTGTCATTTTTTCAATAAATTTATCCATTTCTTCTAAATGTTGTGGGTGTTCACCAATACCAACAGGGTTATTAAAGTAAACAAGAAGTGTTGCCTCGGCTTCAGCCATTTCTGACCTATATTTCAAGGTCAGGGCTTCATACATTTTTTCTGATATCTTATTCATAATTTATAAATTAGAAAGGTAATTCTTCTGACGGTTCGTCATCTGCTTGTGGGTCCACAATTGGTGTTTCTACTTTAGTTTCGTTACCTCCTCCAAGTGAAATTTCTGCTTCTTCACCATATACATATTTTTTAAGCTCGGAACTCCACATTGGTGTTTCACCAACTGCAACTGCCTCTAAATATTCTACAGGTTTTTTAGAGTAAACGTCTTTCCAAGTAAGTTCATCTGAAATCCATCCTTCCATAATTCCACTATCTGTGTGAATTGGTGCTGGGTCGTCATACATAATAGTTTGAACTACAGTGTATTCTTTACCTTGTGGTGTTTTTGCCTTAATAAGTTCGATGATTAGATCACGTCCTTTTTCAGAATCTGTTAAGTCACCTTTTGCTTTCCAAATAGGTAATATTTTATCCAATACACCTTCTTGTTTGTAGTTGTGTTTAAATCTCCAAAACTTAACCCCATCTTGTTCATTATCTCTATCAATAACTTTTACAATATAAAATAGACGTGAACGGTACTGTGAAGCCAATTCTTTGTCTTCTTTCTTCCCTGTAGCAATAAGTTCATTATAAACTTCTGTCAATGGAGAACGTTCGTTGTCGTTTTTATCAGGATCATATAATTTAACCCATTGTCCGTTAACTTGAATTTCGTGATACCAAACTTCTACAAATGGTGAAGAACCATCTTTTGTAGGTAGAATACGAATTCTTCTTTGTGCTGATTTTTCATTTTTTTGAAGTGCTGCAGAAAAGTATCTTTTCATTCTGTCTTCTTGTGAAATGTTTTGTCTTTGTGAACTCGGTGTTGAGTTCTTTTCGTACTGTGCAAGTACTGCGTCAATTGAATTTGCCATAGATTTTTGTTTTTAATTTATACTCTTTTATCTATAACAATTATAATCGATTTTTGTAAAATGTCAAATAAAAAAGGGGACTTCCGTCCCCGTTTATAAAATTATAAAATTCTTCTTTTTTGTTTTTTTCTTGACTCTTTAATTTCGTCAAATTCATTAAATGTTCCTTTTATTTCATTTGGCGAAAATTCTTCTACCTCATCTGATGTTAAAACATATTCATTTTTACCCGTATCTTCCATTTCTTGTTTTTTAT